TAAAGATATAGGTTACATTCTTTTTGAAGGATCTAAATTGACTTCATCCAAAGAAACAGTTAATTATGTTTTTGTAAAGAGATCACATGTTCTAACTGTAGATCTTGATAATCATTTTTTTTGCAACAAAACAGGAGATTATTTGTAATCTGATTTAAGATCTGAAACTTATGAATCAATCTTATACAAAGGAAATTTAGCAGAACAGTTGTACATATCATCATTTCTTTTATATCTGAGAGGAATGAGTATCTACGAAACAAGAAAATTTTATTTCTCGATGTTTGATATGTTATTCTGCTGTGACACTGTTTCTAAAAACTACATGTCAATCATGAAGTATTTAACAGTGGTGAACTTTTCAGAATTTTCAAATAGTTTCAACCTGTTTAAGAAATACTTCTCAAAAGAAACTCCTTCAAGAATCAGTCAGATCTGTTTTGTCAGGAATGTTGTTAGAAACTACAACTACAATCTAGATCAGTATAAGTATAAGTTTGATATTTCAGCACTCAAGAATCCACTGGGTGTCAATATTAACATAAGAACTATGTTCGGTGAGACTAATAGTATTCTTAGCTATATAGAATTCTCCAATTTCTACACCTCAGTTTTTAAATCAACAACCAAATTCTCACATGATTTGAAATCTTTTGCAGAAACCATAACGAGGAACAACGAAGTTCTATACAAATCGAAATATTGTGATAAGTCTTTCTTATGTGATATTGATCCTGATCTAGAGAATAAATTCTACTCTCCTTTTGCCATAGTCAGATCTTTGAACATTTTTAAAGAATTTCTTCTAACATCAGGCGAAAATTTGGATACCATGTCAGAGAACATGATCAACTTTATAAAAAAAGAAATAATCAACAATTTTGAAGAGGATTTTTTCTCAAAGAAAAAATGTGTTAATTACAAATATTTTTCGAAGTCACAAAACTCTGAAGGAAAGATTCCACCCAAGATTAGACTTCTCAAATCATCAATAGAATTCATAGATGAGAACTTCCAAGGAATTGTTGATCCAGTGACTTTCTATAATTTCATATTAAAATCGTTGGAAGAAGATAGAAAAATTGATTTTTCTTCATTCAAGAAAATAGTGAAAATCACCATTGTCTCAAAGAAAGAGCAATATGAAGGTTCCAGAGAAATATATCTATTAACCATTTTCTCCAAAGTTTGCAGTTTGATTGTTCAATATGCATTCAAATTTCTAAACCAGAAGACATTCAATGAAACTGTTGTAGAAAGTTTCGCTACCAAGATAGAACAGATAAAAACATCAACTTCTAATATCAATAAGACTTATGGAAAGTCTCAAGTTTTGTACATGAACGGAGATATGGGAAAGTGGTCAGGTCAGGACATATTTTCCAAATTTAAAACAATCTGTA